TTCTTACTTATTCTTGGCTAACCTTCAGTTGACAAGACAACCTATATTAATTAAGTTCCAAGTGGATAATGACAATGGAGATGGTAGTGGCACTCTAGGATACTCTGTATTCACAGGATCAGCCAATTTAAGCTCACTTAGTTTAAGTGCAGGGGTAGAGGCAGCCTCGACATATAGCGTGTCACTACAAGGCTCTGGTGCTTATAATATAACAGGTACACAAGTTACTCCTACAGGTGTAGTTGTTACAGGTTCAAACGTAGTAATGTTTGATTATACTGCGGCAGGTGGAGAAACAACTGTGACTTTCTCAGGTGCTATTGGTAAGGTTTGTGTGAGTGTTTCAAGGGGTGGTGTTGAGGTTAGAGGTATTGCTACTTCAGGTGTACCTACAGGTGAGAATGTAACCTTTAACGCATCTACAGGAGTCATTACCTTTGCAACGGCTAGAGCATTGGCTGCTGATGAGTTTATTAGAGCAATTTTTAAATAGAAATTAGAACATGAGTAATCAATTACAAATAACTGGAGATTTAAAGGTAAAGTCATTAACTGGTGCATTAACAGCAACTGCTGGGGTAGTTAGTTCTGTTCCTTTAGGTACTGCAAACGGAGTAGCTACTTTAGGAACTGATGGTAAAGTACCATCTGCTCAGTTACCTACTTTAGGTTCTTCTTATAAGGGAACTTGGAATGCTGCTACTAATACACCTTACATTGTAGATGGTGTTGGAACATCAGGTGATTATTACTTAGTTAGTACAGGTGGTACTTGGAATGGTATAGTATTCGTTGAAGGTAACACTGTAATTTATTCAGGAAGTATTTGGCAAAGAGCTGGTGGTGGAACTGGGACAGTAACTTCGGTTGGTCTTTCTGCTCCTGCTGCTTTTTCTATTACAGGTTCGCCAATTACAGGTGCAGGTACTTTAGCAATAGCTGGTGCAGGTACTGCTAATGATTATATAAAAGGTGATGGCACTTTAGGGCTGTTTAGCACCGCAGCAATCGCTACAATAACTGGTGGAGCATCTACTATAGCTACAAGCAATTTAGACACCTCAAAGGCTTTAAATTCAAATTCTACTGGTAAGGTTGTAGCTAATATAACAACAGCTACTGAGTTAGCCTATTTAAGTGGTGTAACATCTAACGTACAGACTCAATTAGATGGCAAAGGTCCTTCTTATACTTTAGGTAGCGTAAGCTCATCACCTACAAGTGTAATGACTATTACAGGCTCAGGTGCTCCTGTAAACGGATCATTGACTTTTACTATAAATCAATCATCTAGCACAGCAAATGGCTACCTTTCAAGCACCGATTGGACAACTTTTAATAATAAAGGAAATAGAATTGTAGGTTCACCTAATCAAGCAGTAAGTACAGGTAGTACTAGCCAATTTGTTGCTAGTATCACTACTGCAACTGAACTTGCTTATTTAAGTGGGGTTACTTCAAATGTTCAAACACAATTAGATGGTAAGGCAGGTACATTTACTTTAGGAACTGTAAGCGGAAGTCCAAGTGGTGTACTATCAGTTACAGGCTCAGGTGGAGTAGTTAATGGTTCGCTTACAATTACTTTAGCACAAGCATCAGCAAGTACATCAGGATATCTATCAAGTACAGATTGGAATACATTTAATAATGCTGCAACAGGTAGTTACCTTCCTTTAAGTGGTGGTACATTATCAGGTAACTTAATAGTTAATGGTTCAACTAATACTCCTTTAAGAATAACAGGTACTGAGCCATATATGGAAGTTGCAGCTAATGGTTCAACTAATGTTTGTGGAATTAAGTTTTTACCATCAACTGGTTATGATGCTTATGTAGGTAACTATGGTTCTGGTAAGTTATGGTTGATTGCAGGTAATGCGGATAATGCTTATGTTGATACAAATGGTGATTTCTTTAACAGAACAGGTGTATATGGTACGATTTCGGATATAACACTAAAAGAAAATATTGTTGACGCTACTCCTAAACTTGATGATTTACTTAAATTAAAAGTGAGAAACTTTAATTTTATAGGCAATGATAAAAAGCAATTAGGATTTATAGCTCAAGAGTTTGAAGAGGTTTTCCCTAATGCTATAAGTATAGATAATGGTTATGGTGATAATAATGGTAAAAAAGTAGTAAAAACAACTGTTTTAATTCCAATGTTGGTAAAAGCTATACAAGAGCTTAAAGCTGAAATAGACAAGTTGAAAGCGAATAATGGTTAATTTAATAGGAAAGAATAATTAAGTAAATTTGTAAAAATTATAGATAATGGCTTGTGCTCAAACAAATGCTGACTTTAGACCAGCGAATTACAATATACAGATATGGAGAAATGATACTTGGAGTCAAGTATTCTTATTGACTGCCAATGAAGTACCTATTAGTTTAGTGGGTGCTGAGGTAGAAATACAAGTGCGTAAGAAGCCTAATAGCGATAATGCTGAGTTAACTCTAACTGAACTTGCAGGTGGAGGTATTACTGTGGGTGGAGTTGGTAACAACCAGATCACAATTAATAAACAAGTAAATATAGCTGCTGGAACGTATGTTTACGATATGGTTGTATTGTTCCCTAATGGCAACGAAAAGACCTATATCTGGGGTAACTTTATTGTTTACGAAGACATAACCAAATTATAATGAGTACAGAGATAACCATAAATCAAGACATAGTAGAAATAAATGTAACTGAAGAAGTAGTTGTAATAGAAGCTCCATCAGGTGCTTATCCTTTGCCAAGTATGGTTAGTTCTGTATTCGGTAGGACAGGTAACGTAGTGGCTCAAGAAGGCGATTACAACTTAACTCAATTAGGTGATGTAACTATCTCAACTCCATCAAATGGTCAAGTTTTAAGGTATAATGGAACTACTTGGGTAAATGCTACTGAAAGTTTTGCAGGTACAGTTACGAGTGTAGATATGAGTGTTCCAACAGGACTTACCATAAGTGGTAATCCAATTACTACTTCTGGTACATTAGCCGTTGGATTAGGTGCAGGGTATGTTATACCTACCCAAGCTGCTCTTGACGCAAAGCAAGATGATTTAAATGGTACAGGTATAGTTAAATCAACTGCTGGAACTATAACTTATTTAAGCGATAATACTGCTAATTGGAATACTGCTTATAATGATTCTATTGTAAGTGCTTCCGTTACTGGAACTGCTACAAAGACATTAACGCTTAACCAACAAGATGGTGGCTCTGTTACCGCTTCTTGGACTGATACAGACACAGGATTGACTTCGGTAGGGTTATCTATGCCAAGTGCTTTTAGTGTCGCTAATAGCCCTTTAACGGCTAATGGAACGCTATCAGTAACAGGAGCAGGTACAACCTTAGAATATGTAAGGGGTGATGGTAGTTTAGCTACTTTTCCTTCTTTAACAGGTTTTGTTCCTTACACAGGTGCGACAACAAATGTCAACTTAGGCACACATAGTTTAACTGCTTATGATTTAATAATAAATCATACAAGTGGAAGCGGTGTAGCTGCATCAATCACTAAGGGTGGTAATGGTGAGGCTTTAACTGTGGTTAAGTCAAGTGGTAGTGGTAACGCTGCAAGTATTACAGGCGGTGTTACTTTACTTGATGAATTACATTTAACAACCGATTTAGCAGATGCTTACATAGCAAGTGCAGCTACTTGGAACGCAAAGCAAAACGCTATTACTTTAACAACAACAGGTACAAGCGGAGCAGCTACATTAGTTGGTGCTACTTTAAATATACCACAATATCAAGGAGTTTTAACTAACCCTGTAACAGGTACAGGTACAACAAACACTTTACCTAAGTTCACAGGTGCTTCTACAATAGGAAATAGTAATATTACTGATAGTGGTACTTTGATTACTTTAGGTTCTAATAGTTTTGTGAATGGCAATTTAGCGGTTGGTGCTAATTCTGCTCCTTTTGGTGAAAGACTTTATATTCAAGGTGATGCATCTGCTTCAAGATTGGTTTTAACAACTTCTGCTAATAGTGGGATTAGTACATTATCAGTAAATGTTGATAGGGGTTTACAAGGAGGAGTAGATATTGTTGCTGATAAAACAAATCAAATTGGTAGGATTCAAGTTACTAATAGTAGTTTTTGGCCTTTAGTATTTCAAGTTCGTGGTTCAGATGGTATTAATGAAAGAATGCGTATTAATGCAACAGGTTCAGTAGGGATTGGTACTACATCCCCAAGTACATATAGTTTAGCGGTTGCTAAAAATATGACAGGTGGCACTATTGCTTATGGTATAGGTAGTTATGGCA